ATGGAACAGCAGACACCTTCGAACGATCCTTTGCCGCAACGGCCCGAGGCGCCCGAGCCGCTCCAACCGGGCGCGCCCGAGAATCCGCAGCCGAATCCCGATCAGCGCGCGGCGGATCAGTTCGATCTCATGGAACTGAAATCAGCCCGCACGCTTTCGACGGTGGCCACCATCGCCGGTCCCGTATCGTTCATCATCGGCGGTGTGGCCCTCAGCAGCGTGGCGCTCGTCTGCGCCATTCTGGCGTTCACGAAGACGCGCCGCGTGCTGCGCAAGGGCTCGGGCCCGAACAGCAGTTTCGCCAATATCGTGAAGCAGACGGCCGTCATGGGCATCTTCATCAGCTGCGTGGCCCTCGTACTGAACCTCATCGGACTTATGGCCATGATCCCCATTCTGATGGACGCTATGCGGACAGGCGATTACAGCGCCATCCTCGGCGAGAGCGCCGCGTCTCTGCAGGGCGGCACCGGAGCCCCGTCGGACGGCAACGGCGGCGGCAATCCCTGGGGTTAAGGAAGGAGAAAGGTAGATCTATGAAGAAGTCTGATAATATGGGAAGGGGTAAATAGAGGTAAACGGCTGCATATCATCGGCGAAAGGCGCGATAAGATATATTATGTTCAGCCGTGCATTTCCCCATCAAATTCCGCAACGGGCAAGGTCTGTCATATAGGCCTTGACCAGATTCACGTGGGAACTCACATAATCCACGTATTCGGGACGGAACTCAACCAACACCGACATGAGCGCCGCGAAGTTGGTGATGCTCAACTCATTGATAAGATCGTACACGTCGCGGAAGTCGATGTTGTACACATTAGATATGTTAACACGGAAACCAGCCATATGCGAAACCTCGTCCTGCTCGTAGCGGGCCTTGCCAGGCTGGTCGTAGTGGAGCAGATAGCGGTACGCGCCCACTTTGTTGGGGACGGGCTTCACGAAGGCAACGCCGAAATCGGACGGGATGGCATCCAGGGCCGATGACGCGACAACGGGGCTTCCGAACTCCACCATGCAGTGTATATGGGGCTTCTTCGGCACCTCGGTACCGTCCTCCTCGATCTTCAAATCTCGATCATGGACGATGTAGCACCCAGGGAGCATGAGACCGTGCAACTGATCGGCCCAATCGTCGGGAAGATTCTCGATCAGCTGCACGAACCACCAGCAGCGGGACTTCTTAACGGCGGCCATATAGTAAATCCTCTCTCTTTGGAACACGGAACACGCCTCCTATATCAAGTAGGGAGGCGCGTCCCCTCGGGCAAAAAACGCAGTGAAGGGGAGGGGGGACCTCCCCTGGGAAGCGGCAGAGGGCCGCGAAAGAGCCCAGGATGCGCGGGGACGGGGGAAGGGCGCAGTGATGGGGCGCGAGCGCCCCATACCCCGTCTACGGCGCGAGAGCGCGGAGCGGGTGCCAGACGGGCCGCGCCGCGCGGGGACCCCGAGCCCCGCGCATCACGCCCCGCCTGGCACCTGCTCGAAGCGGTTATAGCTGTCGTAGACGCGAAAATAGGCGCGACGGGGGAGCAGCCAGGACATGCCGACGCGCTCCCGAAGGCCGTAGTAGTAGCTGACCGCCGCGAAAGCCTTGCCAGCGAAAAGGGCCGAGAGCACCAGGCCCAGAAAACCGAAGTTGGAAAGACGGCGGTGGTTAACCTCGATCTCGATGAGCGAGCGAATCTGCCTGTCGAGCATCCTATCGAACTGCGCGATAAGGACGATCTTGTAGCCGTAATGGCGGTGCTGGCTGAAGAACTCTATCCAGTCCATGCGCCGCTGGGAAGCGCCCCGGTCCTGCCACGTGCGGGAGTTGAACACCAGCTGGGCCTCATCGATAACGAGCAGGATAGAATCCTCGCGGACGGGGCGGCCCGCAAAGTGCTGCCGCGAGTACGTATAGAGGAACTCGGGCGTGAGATCGGAGTTGGGGCGGTAGCTGAACAGGCTGGCGTAGTTGCGAAGCTTGGAATTGACATCGAAATTGCAAACGACGGGACGGCGCTTGTACAGAAGGGCATCGCGGATATCGCGGGCGACGTGAAGGCTCTTACCGCTGCCAGGGGTGCCACTGTAAAGGTAGATCATATCAACTCCTTAAAACACGAACAAAAATTCGCGTTGGATGGATCCAAAGCGAAAGCAATACCGCATCCGCTACTTTCCTACGATCTCAAGAATACGGACGATAAGAAGGACGGCGTTAACCAAGATGAGCAAGCCGACCCACCAAGAAATTATGGTGATCATATCGCCGATGGGGACGAACCAGTTGAGCGCCGCCATGGCATCCAGAACGGGCTGGGGCATCTGCAAGGGGAGATCAGCCAGGGACACGGTGGGAAGCAATCCGAGGACAAGAAGGACAATGCCCAGAGCGCCGCCGAAGATGAAATCAAGAATGCCAGAGATCATGAGACCGCCCCCGTATAAATGAACCTCCGCGAGGAAACGACCAGGCCGAAAACGAGCAGGAAGCGACAGGCCCAGCCCAGGATATCGACAAAGCCCTGAGCGAAGGCCAGATCAACGTGCATGGTCTCGCCGCCGATGACGAAATCGAACTCGGGCGCGGCGGGGTCGGACTCGACAAGGCCCAGAAGCTGCTTCACGACAAAGGGGATGCAGAATGGGAAGGCATCCTGGGCGGACGCCTGAACCTCGCCGAGCAGCGCAGCAGAAGCCATATCGTCCAAGTCGCCGAGAATGGTATCGATAATGTCCTTCGTGCCAGCTAGCAGCAGGAGACTCTTTATATCGTCCAAACGCGACTCAACGCCCGACATATCCACAGTAACGTTAGCGTCAAAATGCAAATCATCCAGCTTAGACAAAATGCCATCGAGGGTATTTTTTGCTGCAAGCAAATTAACAGAAATAGTAGAGACAGTATTTTGACTGATAAGATTATCCTTGACCAACCCGAGACCGTCTATAACCCTCAAAATGTTATTCGAAATGGTAGAAAGAGTATTCTGACTGACGGCATTAGCGTTAACCGCATCAACAACAGAGGAAAGGCCAGAAATGACCTTAAGGAGATTCACGGAAATAGTGGAAACCGTATTCTGAGAGACGGAGTTGGAAACAACAGCGTCCTTAACCGATGTAAGACCAGAAATGACCTTAAGGAGATTCTCGGAAATAGTGATAATGACAGACGGAGAAACAATACGGTTATAAATGGAGGAGGAATTAGAGTAAAGGCCACTTAGCCAGCCAGCAGGGGAGTTCTTATAAAGAATGGCGGTAGTACCAGAGCCATACCCCCAGCCCCATTGCGAAGTGAGAATATCAGCAATATCGGTATTGTTGGCAATTTTACCGCGACCAGACCCAGTACCGAAAGCGCCGCCAAAACCAGGGCCATCAGAGCCGAAGCCGCCACCAAAACCAGCCAAAAGCATAATGCCAGAATCAGCAGGGGAAATAAGATCAGGAAAATATCCGCCTTGATAAGATAAGTCTAGAGAGTCAGAAAGGGAAGGCTCAACGTACCCCCAACCAGAACTATATGCGTCCTCTGCAGAACCATCCAGGCCAGAATCAGCAGGACCGCCAGAATCAGGAGAAGAACCAGAAGGAACTTCCCGAATATCTTCCGCTTCGGTTTCTCCCGCTGCTGCTCCTTCTCCAGCTTCGTAATCAGCCGCTGATTGCGCTGAACCCTCTTCGAGTTCATCTCCGCTTCCAGCTGCTCTATCGTCTTGCTGGCCATCCACGACCACCTCCGCGCCATCGTCCGCATAGGCAAGAGTATAGCACGGCAGGCACGAGGAGAGGGCCAGCAGGGCCGACAAGGCGAGGGAGAGAGCACGAGAGCGAGTAAACATGGAAATCACCTCCTTAAAGAAAGGGGAGGGCCGAAGCCCTCCCCAGCCCGAGTCAGCAGCGAAGAAAGAACTACTTCGCGAAGCGCTTGACAAGGCGCCAAACGGCGGTGATCACGATGAAGATAGCAGCCACCGACAGCATGGCGGGAAGATTCGCGCCAACGGCGGTCTGGATGTTGGTGGACAGGCTCGTGATGGCCGTGCCCAGGGCGGTGGTGATAGTCTCCATTTTGAAACTCCTTTCTATCGACTGAACAGAGACAAGAGCAAGCCGAACAGCTTGCCGACGGCAAAACCCAGCAGCCCGAGGAAAGCGGCCAGGAGAAACCCAGAGGGGACGGCGGCGAAGAGCGACGCCATGAAATCGGCGAAGCCCTCAACCTGGTAGGACGCGAGAACATCCATCAGAGAAGCACCGCCAGGAACGCGAGCGCGAGAACCCCGGTAAGAACCTTGGGCGGGACGCGCAGCAGGAGCGGGCGGCGGCCCCAATCGTCAGACCAACGATCACGCGCCCAGCGGAAGAAGACGGTAAGGGCCTGGTAGACGCAGACGGCATAGGCGACCACACCGAGGAGCGAGAGGACGAACAGGACATTGAAAACGAAATCCACGGTTACCTCCAATGCTTAAAGAACGCTAGGAAGAGATTGACGCCGACGTTGAGGAGCAGGGCGACGAGGATAAAGGCCGAGACAGCGACCTGCATATACTGCATGCCCATGAGATCGGCAAAAAAGGTCTGGGGAACCTCAACGGACGTATGAACCTCGGTCACCCAGTCAGCGGAATCGGCTTCTGCAGAAAGGGCCTGGGCCTCGTCATCGGCAGGGTTAGGCACCTCGGCGGGCTGGTTCTGCAGAAGCTCAAGCTGCTTGGAACCAAGATCGCGCAGCTGGGCCACGTCCTGGCCGATGGAGTCAAGAGCACGGTAAGCGTCGAGGGCGAGGTTTACAGCGGTCTGCTCATCCATCAGACCACCTCACGGAAGCACGGGAACAACAGATTGAAGTAGGCAATAGCAGAATCGAAATCGGAAAAAAACTTGTCCCAGACAACATAGCCGTCAGGGGCTACCAGAACGCCCCAAACATTGCCGCCAGGGCACCCCTCGAAAAGCGCCGTCCAACCAAAGTCATCCACGAAATGGCGATACATCTAGGCCACCTCCATACCGACACGCTGAGGGACGGCAGGGCGGGGCCGAGGAGGAGCGCCGTACATTTCCTCGTAACGGCCCTCGTCCTCGTAGTCGATAAGCCCGTGACGCTCTGGGCCGTACTCTGCAATGTCGAACATGTCCACCATGTCGGCCAGCTGGGCGACAATAAGACGGATGAAGAAACGGGCTTCGGGATGGTCTTGGAACGCGAGAACGACATTGCCGTTCCAGCGGTTCATCGACACATGGAACAACTCGCCGTAGGGGATGGCGACCAGCTGGGCCACGTCATCGACGTGCTCAAGCGGAAAAACAATGTGCTTGTTCGGTGCCATAGCGACCTCCTTTCAGAATGGCAGATGTTATGTAAACCTGCGAGCCTAGAGGAAGTTATAGCCGCGATAGGCAAGCTTGGTGAACTTCTCGCCAGCGATCACATCGAAGGAGAGTTCGCAATGAACCTGTTCCTCGGGCAGCGCGTCGGCATCGGTCGGAACGGAAACCTTGAAAATCTTGCGGCTGTCCAGATCGTAGAACCGCGCCTTGTGGTAGCTGATCTTCTCGCCGCGATCATTGACAAAATCGCCCTTCTGCTCGTCCAGCAGATAACCTTTGCATTGCGTAAGCATAATCCGAACTCCTTTCGGGTAAAATGATCGGGACATATGAGAGCCCCGCTTGAGAGAAAGATAGATCTATGAAGAAGTCTGATAATATGGGTTATGTAAAGTCACAAAGACGATACCATACCAAGGGGGTTTTAATCTCTCTTCTGGTGGTACTGGCCCTTATGGGTAGTTTGGCGATGCTCAGCGGCTGCTCGGGTCAGAAGAGCGACGATCAGATTATTCGCGACTCACTTACCTCCGAGTTGGACAGCATCAAGAACCTCGATGAGAACTTCGTCAACGAGCTTTCCGAGTCTATCGACATGAGCCAGCTGTCGGTCTACGGTATCGACGGCGTGAAGTTCATGAAGGCCTATCTTGACGGCTTCGACTACACCATCGACAGCGTGAACGTCGAGGGCGACACGGCTCAGGCCCAGATCACGCTCACCTGCAAGAGCTACACGGCCTACCTGCAGGCCCTGCGCGATGCCGTGAACCTGCGCATCGCCAATCCCGACGAGCTGGCGGGCAAATCCAACGACGACATCAACAAGGAGATCGGCGACATCGTCATCGGCTCGCTCGACGGTGTCGGCCTGGCGGCCACGCAGCCGGTGACCATCACCTATACGCGCGACGGCGAGGAATGGAAGCCGGCGTCGTCCACGTCCGGCGATATCGCAGCGGCGCTCATCACCAACTAG